CCCTCATATGTAATTCCCCATACTTCAGTATCACTTAATTTAATTGATCTAAGCCATTCGACAAAAGGTGTTCCTTCTTGTATCTCATGCTTCTCACCATACTGCTCAAATAATTCATCTAAACTAACTTTTTGACCTGGGCCAATATTCCTTTTCAGTGCGTGTCTCCACCCAGAAGTTTTATTTATAACATAACCGTTCATAACCTTGTCCTCCTTAAATTTTATTACCTTGTCCAGATTTTAATGCAAATTTATTACGACCCGCAGAAAATTTTTCGGCGGGTCTAAATAAATTAAACTTATTTACAACAAAAATTCTTTAACAGTGCTCCATACTATTGTATAAAGCACTGTTATATACATCATTATAATGATCTATCAATAACACCAAGACCCAACATTCTTGGATCAAGACACGCAAATCCAATTTCTTCCCAGCCAAAAAATCCTTGCTTTTGGACTCTTAGAAGAGTTGGATCATCATGTGCCTCATACGCCTTGCGAATTGGCATAACAAGAGAATCATTAACACTAAGGTCAAAACCAATAATCTGAGTTTCACCAAGTGAATCAACAGTGCCATTAGCAGTGGTAGTATTAGGATTGTCTAAAGTATAGGCATTGTAAACATTACCAGTAGCAATAAACTTACCATAAGCTGAACCAGCGCCGTTAATATTATAAAGACCGGTGGCACCCAGATGTTGAACCTCATTAAGATTTACATTCCAAATACTTCCCATTCCAGCAGCTTGGAAAATCTCTCTCCGTGTTACTGGATCGATGTCTGTATCAGTCCATTCACGAATATCAGCTGCATCCTCGGGCGCAACATAAAGATCAGTCAATGTACGACCAATTCTCTTAAAACCAACAATCATCTTGTTAATGAGTTCTTTTGATAGATAGCCAGCACCAGTAGATGCAGGATTAATCTCATAAATCGGTGCAGGACGTGAACCTAACAGCCCTTTACCAGAAAATGCCGAAGTAGCAGCAGGAAGAATAACTCTCCAACCGCACTCTTCTTCGTAGTCTGATAATGCTTTGGCTGCTTTTTCAGCTGCTCTTTGAGGAATATCAATTCTTGAATCCCTCGCATAAGTTAATTTCCAATCTCCAGATGTATCAATTGTGAAGGTAGGCACATATACTTCCTCGCCGATTCCTTCAATAAAATTCTGAGCTATATAACCAAGACCAGGCAGTACCCAAACTGGCAATTCAAAATCTTCCGCAATTGGATAACTCGCTTGAGCCCCGGGACCAAGATTCTCTACCGCGAACAACTTCCGCATAATAGAATCTCGCTCAATAGCTTGGAGAATCGGAGTAGTTAGAGCAGCGGCAAAGGCTCTATAAGCAGCAACGCCCTCAGGCGTATTGATAGCTGCGGTAGCCTTAAAAAGTTCTTGCATCTCTTTTCTATCCATATCTAACTATCCTCCTATTCAAAATTTTGGATGCGTTATATACGCATTAATCCATAATTCGTTTTAATTCATTTTTAATTATATTAATAGCTTAATCCTTATAGGATAAAGCGTTGTATTAGCTATATTAGCCTGAACCTGTGCAGCACTCGCACCTTTAACAACTTTAGCAACATTAACATTTATATTGGTTAGTCTATTAGCATAATGAGTTACTTTACCGCCGGCACTTGCAGCACCAGAAGCAACCCCTAATAGCTCACCAGGATGAAAAAGATCAGTACCAGGAGTCCCCACTGTATAATGAAGTGTATCCCAAATACCTAAATGGGCAACACCAACGGGGGCATCTTTATGGCCACTAATATCTCCTGTGGCTGAATACGATGGCTGAGCAATAACATCAGAAGAACCAAGATCGCCCGGCATCATAAAAGCAACAGGATGTACCTGATGATATCCAGTCTTAACCTTCTGCATCAAGAAACCAAAAGGATCTCTTTCACTAGCATGTTGTGTAGCGGCATCAGTATAAATCTGAACAATAGCATCTTGAGCGGTAGCATTATAGTCAAGGAAACAAACTGAACCTGCATAAGCTATTACACCACCAACCCCAGTAGTAATACCAGTACCACTAGTTGTTAACTGGCAGAATTGATTTTCTACTACAGGATGTCTAGGAATAAACATAATTACATTCCCTCCTTATAAAAATTTTAATTATTTATTTATTATTTTTTTCAGCTATATTATCAGCCATCTGCTTACCTAATTCAAGGTATTTAGCTAGAGTAGCTTTACCAGGAATAAGTTCCATATTAAGCGCCGCAAAAGTAGCTTTCATAGGGTCAATAGCTGCATTCTCATCACTAGCTGCATTATTCTCATCTTCTTCAGATCCCTCTTCTTCGCTATCATCTTCTCCACCAGCAGTGGGATCATCCGAGGTTTCCTTTTCAGATTTTAACTCTGCAACAATAGCTTCTCTAATAGCGACAAGCTCACCTTTATAAGATGAAAATTCTTCATCAGACATTTCTCGAATCTTAGAAGTTTGATCTTCAATAGCCTTTTCATTAGTAGCAGCAATACCAGCTTCTTTCAATTCATTAACTCTAGTAGTAGATAACTGGTCTTTTTCCATTTCCGCGATTTTATTTTCAGCTTCCTCTGCCCTTTTAACGATATCAGCTTTCTCAGTCTCAAATGCTTCCTTTTCGTTTTCGAGAGTTGTCTTTTCATCAGTTAATTCGGTAATCTTAAGCTCAAGGTCTGAAATTGTTTCTCCAAGAGCTGAAATTTCTGCTTCTTTGTCATTAAGCGTAGCATCCTTTGCCTCTAAGGAGCTGCTCAATTCATTAACCATATTAGCAGATGTTTGTAATGCCTTTTCAGTTTCTTGCTTCATCTCAGACTCTTCTTTTTTTCTAAAAATATCATCTACGATATTTTTGATATCAGCAGTGAGTTGATCAGACATGAATATAAACCTCCTTAATAATTTTTTAAAACAAAATATTTAAAATCAAAAATTCAACAACCAACCTCTTAATTGATCTAAATGAAAAACTATAAATCCCTTTACCTTTACATTAAAACTATATTATAATTCAATTATTAGCAATTCTAATAACGTTTCCAAATTTGGTTGGAATCAGTACTACTAAAATCAGTACTACTACCAGTACCAAAATAAATATAAACATCAAAATCACAAGTCGCGCCAACCGCTATTTCTACAGTTGACCTAATTATAACCTGATTCGCGGTATAATCTTTTACTACATATACTTTTCCTAAAATATTCTCATCAGGATAAGCAGTACTAGTTACTCCATAACTAGAAGTACCAGAAACAACAGGTGTAATTTCGACTTTACCCTCACAAATCTTAAAACCGTGAATCTCAACACCGCTGGCTACTACCGTCTGTTGGTTAGTACCGGATGTCAAAGACACAGTTGTTCCCCAAAGAAGGGGGAGTCTACGGCCATTACCTAAGTTTCTATAAATAAGGGCTTTACTATCATCAGCATTAACCCTCGTTAACTTAGGAATACTTTTTCTAAATCCTGTTAGTGCCTGTGGCATGAGCGATTACCTCCTTATTATTTTTTTAAAGCTTTTTTTAATCCCGACAATAAAGCACTTCTTTTATCTTTATTATCCAATTCCGCGAATTTTTTACCAGCATAAAGCTTAGTTTCTTTTTCTATCTTGCGGATCAAACAGTTTGGATCAGAAGCATCCCGCGAAAAAGATGCGCAACCCTTTTCGTATTTAGTACACCAGTTTTCATGGAGAACTTTCGCATCTGGTCCTTCAAATGTCGCATCAATGATTCTTTTTTTGTAACTCACACATATTCCGATACTAGTTTGTCTTCTGATATCAATAGTATTTATATCTGCATCTTCCTTGTCATTTTCCCCAACAATTTTTTCGCTATTGTCAGTTTTTGCTGTTTGAGAATTATCAAGATTATCCATGTTAATAATCAGCTCCTCCTCATTATTTCCATCTACATCTTTTTTAGCTGTTTCTAAAATAACAGATCTTGGATTAGCAGGATTTTTGACCAGTCCGCAACCACTAAATAACAGCCCCCGCAGAACCCTCAATACCTTCCCCTCTGCCACTTCCTTTCCTTTTTTTAAAACTTTAGCTACTTTTCCTAATACTGTTTCCGCAGTAATTCCCAATACTTCTGCCTCTTTGCGCGACATTATTACATTTCCAATTTTAATATCATAACTTTGGAAGTATGTCTCCATTGAT